TGAGGATTACATCTTGCTCTGCGTAGGGTGCAACGTCGGTGGCTGGGAGCCGGTACATATCTCCCTTGCCATACCCAAAAAGATTCAGCTTATCTTCAAGGACAGACTCTGCTTCTGCTGCTGCTTTGCCAAAGAACTTAGCACCAAGGCTTTTAAGTTTTAGGTTTTTGCTATCTTCGTCAAGCAGGTGGGCAGCTATTAAGGTGTCCAGTATTTTAGCTGGTAATGGTACACCTTCCCTGTGCAGAAACTTCAGGTCGAATTTGTAGTTGTGACCTACGTAAGTTTTAGAAGGATCTGACAAATAAGGTGCAAGTTTACCCAGGTAATCGAGGGGGAGGTTATCCCCTACGATATGCCTGAAGGGGTAATAGAATGATTCATCACCAGCAAGAACTGCTATGCCGCAGATCTTATCACCGAGAAATGGCTCTAGCCCGGTGGTTTCAAGATCTACAAACAGTAAATCTCTTTTAGTTAAACTGTTAATAGTTGAATTAAAGTTCTCAGTAGTGACAATCATTCTATTACCCCGTTATTAATTATTCAGACTTTCTCAGAATGGTACGTCATCTGATATCGGTCCTTCAGGGTGGGGTGATAACCGATCAATCTTAGAGTTCCACTTCTCGTTGTATTCCTCTGCTAGAACAGCAGCGACACAACGACGGCCAAGGGCCTTCTCCTTGGAGAACTTGACCGACTGGCCTGCTTCCCCAAGGCCAAGAGCCTCGACGGTTTCACTGAGCTTCCAAAGCGCAGCAGGTGTAAGAGCCGTGAAGACTCGCATCGAGTGACCTTGATGGTCGCCCTCTGCAACTTCCATGTCCCAGACAAACATAGGATTGCCTGCTTTAGAAGTTTCTTTGTTTACATCAACTACACTAACGACGTAATCGCCATCTGGAATGCAGAACCGCTTAGGGTCATTTGATTGTGGTTTCTTTGCAGGCTCCTGCTCAGTCAAGTCTACAATAAAATCTTGGTCCATATCTTCTGGATTCATGTGAATCTCCCTTGTTAAAAAAAGTTAAGTTAAGTATTATGGGAGAGTGTTTTCCTTTTAGGGGATTGAGCACTCTCACCTTTCTGGTGCTCATTCCTCTATTTCTTTTTGGAACTCGCCTCTTTATTAAATATTTTGCTTAGATCAGGGTTTTCAATTATTTGTCCCAGTTTATCTGCAAAGGCAAACCCTCTGGTTTTTGCCCTGCACGAATTTTTATCACTGGTTAAAAGTTTACGATTACCTTCTTTGTCCATGTACAAGTACCAAACGTAATCCACAAAACCCATAACAGCTTCGCCGCAGACCTTGGTCAAGGATGGACGAACTTCGATAAGCTTTCCGTCATCAGTTGTTTCAACTTTTGCTAGTGCAGTAACGACAAAGTTTAAGTTAGCATCTCGAAACATACGGAATACACGTTTCATCCTTGCAGTATTTTTACCGTAGTCACGTTGAGTTATCTCATCCAAAGAATTTCTGCCTTTCTTGGATGGATTGTTTACTTCAGCATATACGATGTCAGCTAAGTCAGATGCTTGAAACTCTGTAGCTGAATCCAGAACAACTGTACGAACAGTCTCATAACCTTTCTCTTTGTTAACGATAGACCAAAAGATTCTCTCTAGGTCTTCGCATGTTTTGTGATTGGGTCTGCCTTCGGAATCTTTGCCAATGGTTTCATATAGAACACCATCGATGTGACACACAGATGAAAGTCCACCTTCCACATCAATAAAGAGTACATCTCTCATGTGTGTTAGTTTTTGCAAGGTACCAGCAAGCGAAGTCTTACCTACCCCTGGATTTCCGTACAGTTCTAAATTAACAAATTGTTCAACATCTTTAACTTTCTTAGGCGGCATAATCTTCTCTCCTCTGAAATTGGTTTTTCAAATCTTCGGTATCTCGACCCTTCAGGTCTTCAATACATATGTCTCTGAACTGGCAGAAGTTGCAGTTCATAAAGCCGATCGATCTCGGCGGTGGTTCAAACGATGATGATTGGGCTTTAATTTGCTTAACGCTTCTGATGAAAACCGTATCCCATGTTCGCTGTAGTTCTTCATCTGTTCTGAAGGCACGGGACAATCTAATGAACTCTACGTCCTTTAACTTGTCTTTCATGTCTTCATAGTCAGCAATATCCAACCCGTTTTCGATAACGGTGTCCCGGTATATTTCCCAAGTTGTAGTAACCTTAGCTTTGGAAAGCGTACCCTTCTTGGTCATTGCTGGTTTCTTCGGTGCAGTGCTTTTGATTTGGCCACAGATGGTGCCTATTGGATCTA